ACGCACCAGCACGGCACGCGCCTGCGTGACCGCATCGCGGGCGTCCACGATGTCGTCGTCCGTCGGGCACGCGGCGACCGGAGACCGCGCCATCGACGCCTCCATCGCCTTGACGGTGGCGTTGGCTTCCAGTTTCTTCTTACGCGCGGCGCTCTCCAGTTCGGACATCGAGGCACCGGGATTTAGTGTGGTCAGGCGCATGTACGGCTGCGTGAGGCTCGGCGGCAGCATGTCCGCCACGCTACGCGCCGTCCGGGCGCCGGCCCAGCCAAGGAACGCCCGGCACGCGGTGTCGGCGCTGCCCAGCATCGCCTCGCGTACAGCGCGCACCGGCAGGAGTTCCTGCGCGCCGAACCAGTCCGGCTTCTCGTGGTCGCACTTGCGGGTCTTGCCCGCGCCCACATACTCGACCCCGAACGTCGCGGTCTCGCCGTTGCTGAGAGTCGCGCACGCATACAGGTTGGAGTTGCGACCCGGCGCCAGCATCAGGAGGTCGGCTTCACGCGCGACATCCGTGCGGCCGGCGAGGTCGCTGGCGCGGCCCGTGAGGGCCAGTTCGATGGCGTTGACGATGCGGGACTTCCCCTTCCCGTTGGGGCCGACGATGATCGTCCGGGGGCCAAGTTCGGCCTCCCAGAGCAGCCCGTCGGCGGACTTCACGTTGCTGCTGACCTTGCTGACATACAGAGACACGACGCTACCTCCTGTCGTGCAGGAACTCTAACGCCGTGGGTTGCCGTTTGTCTACCGTCCGGCGCGCTTCTCCTCGTGAAGCGCCTTCAAAAGCGTGAAGTGCGTCGGGTGCGGAGCGCGCTCACGCCGCAGCCAGCGGAGCGCCGTCCACCAACTCGCGCCGCAGTACACGGCGATCTCGTCCAGCGAGACACCGCAGGCGCGGAGGTCTGACACCATGGTGTGTGTCGCGTCGAGTTTCAGTTCTCGAAAAGGACTGCCCATCCGTCCCTCCATCGGTCCTGCCCCTTGTCCTCGACACCCGAGATGGCTGCGAACTGGTCGCCCCCGTCCCAGTACACCACCTTCTTGCCGGACCCCCGCGCGTACCGGAGGATGTCCGCCGTCGCCTTGCCCACGCTGAGCGAGTCACAGATGACGGCGTGGAAACGCGGCTGCCCCTCGTGGTCGCACCCGCACCCGACGGAGTACGTCCACCCGGACCAGCCGCCTTCGGCCTTGGACCGCGTGGTGTAGTCATCGCGCCCGGTCACGATCTCGACGGAAGAACCGGGGAACGCCGACTCCGCCAGACCCTTCAGGGTCTTGGCGCGATCATCAATGTCCTTGTCGGCGGTGCCCTTGGCGTGCGCGTAGAAGATGCGGACGGTCTTGCTCACTTTGCCCCCCGCATCTTCTTGCTGATCTCCACGGCAGCCAGTTGCTTCAGCGCCGCTGACTTGGACTTCGGCTTCTTGCTGAGCGGACGCCCAGAAGAACTCGTCGCCTTGTACCCGCCAGCCACCTTCTTGATCGCCATGTCTGCCTCCGTGGGTTGCACATCATGCATCTACCCACGTATCTCCAAACGTGCCAGTCGCGGTAAACGGCACATCCAGCCCCGGCACCCGACGTGTCAGGCTGGCAGCCACTACCTCCGCCGCCCATTGGCCCATGCCCCGTGGCACCTCCACCGTGATGGAGTCATGGACCTGTGCGATGACGCCAGTCCCCGGCCCCCACTTGTCCCATGGGATCTCCGTCAGCAGATCCTGCATGGCGAGATGCATGATGCCGGACTCCACCATGATGATGGGCGCGTTCACGACTTCGTTGAAGTCCTCGTCCACGCCGTTCGGGTAGTCACGGCGCCGGCCCGCCACCGGGTCCGTCCCGTACGGGTCGCATCGACCGGCCCGCGCGTTGCGCTCCGCGATGGCGGCTTCCATCTTCCAGCCCTTCTCAAACTCCGGCATGGCCTCCAGCCACTTCTCGCGCATCGCCGTCACCTGCCTGACGGTCAGACTGAGGTTGATCAGTTCTCCGCGCTCGTTCTCCGCCTTCGACAACACGTTCTGGATCGTGCTTGGCTCTGACCCGTACGCGGCGGCGTATTGGAACGTCTTAGCGATCTGCCGCATGGACTTCGCCTGCCCAGACCACTTGCCCTTCGGGCCGTCCGGGTGGCCCGTCGCCTTCGTGAACCGCTCCCCGAAGATCGACTCGGCAGCCAGCGCATGCGGGTCACCGTTCTTCTGGAACACGTCCAGCAGTCGGGACACACCCCAGCGCGCCGCGATGATGCGCAGGTGGATCTGATCCGCGTCGGCGCCTGCCAGTTCATGGCCCGGCGCCCCTTGGAACAGGTACCGGAAGCCGGCAGGGATGGTCTGAAGGTTCGGGCCGGAGCATGAGAGCCGTCCGACCAGCGTGCCGTGTGCGTTCCACGAGGCCCGAATACGCCCGTCACGGTCCCACGCCATGCCCCCGTGCTCCTGCCGCTTCATGGGCGACACGTACGTCCCCAGCCACTTGTTGCGCACCTTGCGGAACCGGCGGATCAGCATGAGGAACGCCCGCTGCTCCTTGGTCAGTGACTTCATGGCCACGAACCCTCGCAGCGCCTCGTCGTTCACCGACGGGTCGCCCGTGTCCGTGAACACCTCTGGCACGAGGCGCCACTTGGTGAACAGGAGGTCGCGCAGTTGCGCCCCGCTGTTCGGGTTGAAGGTCGTGAAGCCGAACGCCGTGCCGACATCGGCGCACTGCACCCGCAGGTATTCTGACTCGTGGGTCAGCCATTCTTCGGCCCGCTCCCGCCACGTCTGGTTCACGTACATGCCGACCTTGTGCAGACCGACGCACAGGCTCTGCGCAAAGTGATCCAGTTCCAGCAGGGTCTGATGCTGGGCGGCCGGCAGCGGGTCCGCCTGTCCACGGTCCATGGCTGCCTGCGCCAGCAGCGGTGCGGCCCGCGCCGTCACCACGCAGTCCAGCGCACAGTAGTGGTGCAACTCCCGGTCATCCCGCGCCGCGTTCGCCAGTTTCTTGCCCTCGTTGTCGGCCTTCCACGAGTGCACGTCGGTCCACGTGCTGCCGACGAAGCCAAGGTCATGGGGCAGGTTCGGCTCCGCCAGCCGGTGCAGGAGGATCGTGTCCATGAGCGGAGCCGGCGTCACGCCCAGATGGTGCTCGATGCACATGCGGTCGTAGTAGCCTCCGTTGTGCGCCACCCACTGGCGCCCGTCCGTGAACGCCGCACGCAGGATGTCCTTGACCCGGAACAGGTCGCCCTCGCTGTACCAGCGAGTCATGCCATCCATGCCGAGGATCGGGACCACGATGGCCGCGTCCTTGGTCGAGATGCCGACGCATCGGAGTTTGGCCGTCATCGGCTCGATGCCATCCGTCTCCACGTCGTAAGACCAGAACGAGGACGGCTGGGCAAGGAACGCCGCAACCTCGTCCACGCTGGGGAACAGCCGGATCTTCGGGTCCGTCCAGTCCAGCCTGCCACGCATGAACCAGCGCGCCGCACGGCCGAGATCCTTCACCAGCACCGGCACCCACTTGCGCTGCTTTACCGCCATGCCCGGCGACACCGTGGGCAGCACCTGCTTGCCGTCGTGCAGCGTGCGCGGCCCGCCACGCACGGACAGGATGCCCATGGCCGTCCCGGTCACGGACTTGGTGGCGGAGTCACCCAGCGTCACGATCTTCTTGGCGCTGGCCAGTTCGGCGGCCAGACGTGGTGCGCAGCACTTCACCGGGTCCATCTGCTTCCGCTTCTTGGCCTGCGCCTGCACCAACTTCAGGTCGTTGCCCGGAGGCTGGCACGCCACGGCAAGATGCACGTTGGCCATGGACCGACTCAGGCCCACCTTGTCCAACGCGTCGTTCAGGACCATGCCACCGGCACTGGCCAGCGGCCGGTTGGCCCGCACATCCTCGAACACGGGAAAGTCGCCCACGAGGCTGAACGTGGCGAAGTCCTTCTTCTCAGGCGGCACGGGGCCGCCGATGCGCGAGTCCTTCAGGGGGCAGACCGCGCACATGGCCCCGAGGGCCATCGGATCGTAGGTCATTGGTGTGTGCTCCACAAAAAGAAATGCCCCGCCTGCACGGTTCGCCGGGGAGCATGAAATCCGGCGAGGGGGCACAGGCGGGGCGAAGGGTGCCCCCAGCACACCGTTGTGATCTATCCGAGGATGCGGTTCAGCGCACCACCGGCCTTCGGAGGCGCGGGGGGCGTGGGGACCGGGGCAGCAGCGCGCATCGCCGGAGCCGGGGCAACCGGGGCCGGAGCCGACGGGATCACCGGGGCTTCCATCGTGGGCGCCGGGGAACCGGCGGAAGCACGGGGCTTCCACTTGCCGGCCAGCACCGCCTCGTACTTGTCGGCGGTGATGAACTGCGTCTCGTCAAACGAACCCTTCTCGCCGTCACGGCGCGGCACGAAGTAGACGTACGCGGAGCGGTTGAGCAGCCACTCCTCGCTGATCGCCACGGACGTGTCGAGTTGGCTGGCGTCGTAGCCGATGGACTGGAGCAGCCCCTTCCACTTGGCGAGGAAGATGCGGTCCTTCTTGGCGTCGGAGCCGTTCGGGAGCGGGAAGATGTCGGAGACTTCGAAGCCGGTCTCCTCGATGGTGGCGAACACCTTGATGTTCACGAGGCCGGGCTGGTTCTTGCTGTCCTTGGCCTCCGTCTTGGAGATCGTGACGGCGTACGCGCCCTCTTCAGGACGGACGGCGCCGCTGCCCATGGCGTGGATACCGGCGAAGTTGGTGTTGAAGGACCACATGGTGTTGCTCTCTCACAGGTTGACCGGGCTGCTGGGATAGCCCCCGTTGACGCGCAGCCCTTGTAGGACGCCAACGGGGCTTGAAAGGAAGATCGGGTCAGTCGTTGGTGATCATGGCGTTGTACGCCTTGCGGAGCAGGAAGCGATGCCGCCCGTCACGTCGCACCCAGCGCAGGTGCAGCGGGTCCGCCTCCGAGAACTGGGAGTTGAGTTCTTCCATGACCTTCTTCTCCGGCGTGCCGGATGCGAGGCTCGTGGCCACCCACTCCACCCACTGCTCCTGCCACTCCAGTTCGGGGCGGCGCCGGATGTTGTAGCCCGCCATGCGAAGGATCTCACCGAGGTTCTGCGGGCACGTCGGCGGGCAGCACCCGTGACGGTCCTTCATGACCCACTGGGGGTTCGCCGGCTCGCACTTGTAGACGCCCTTCCACGCGCCCGGCGCCGTCGGGTCCGACGTGGCGCGCAGCACCGTGTCCGCGATGTGTGGGATCCGCTCCGTCAGCGTCTTGCTGGGCAGGCTCGGCCCGCCACGGAAGAACGTGCCGTCGTGCGTCTCCGGCTGGCGCTCGTGCGTGTTGAGGATCACGTGGAGACCGCAGGCCCGCGCCGCCTCGCGGAAGCGGATCACCGTGTCGCGCAGTTCATCCCACAGGGCGAACTTGTTGCGGCTGCCAGCGTGCTTGGACTCCAGTTTCTGCATCGTGCGCTCGGCCAGCAGCGAGAGATCGTCAACGACGACGGCATCCCACGCGCCCGGCTGCACGGACTTCAGAGCAGTCACGGCGGCATCAAGGTCCGTTACTGGAACCACCTGACCCGCCGCATGCGGATCCCAGCCCACCACCCGCAGCGCGGGCTTCAGCGCACCCGGAAGCGCGAAGAACAGCCCCATCGGGAAGGAGAACAGGGTGTCGGTTGTCTTGCCCATGCCCGACGGACCGTAAACGGTCACGACGGCTGGCTCACTGAACGATGTCATCATCACCTCGCCCTGTGAAGATAACACCGTGTGTTGCCGTGTCGAGAACTCGCGTGAACTTTCTGCGTCGTCGGCGTCAGACGCAGGGTTTCCGCAGGAACGTCGGCGTTGCGTCCCCCATCCACGCGCCCAGCACGTTGAACTCGATGTACTCGTCCGCGTCATCCGGGTCCATGCCGTCCTCGTTGACGAACGCGTCCCGGATCGCATCCAGATCGTACGCGAGAACGAGCGGCTGGCCGAACCGTTCGGACAGGCCCACGATGAAGCGGTCGAAGAACTCACGCGGCTCCAGCCGCACGACTTCCAACTCGTGCTCCTCGCAAAACGCGAGGATGTCCGCCGCCACCGTCATCCGTTGCCCCACGAACACCAGTCGAACGCGTTGCACTTGCCGTAGCGCCCGACGCACGAGGTCTCCGTCAGCGACTTCGGCCAGTCCTTGGGGGCGAGACCGCCGTTCATCGTCTCGACTTCCAGCCGGCACATCTCGTTCCTCGCGCGCACGAGCGTGCGCGGGAAAGAAGTGTCGGCGTGCGGCGCCGCTTCAAGGCTGGGCCGCGCAAACTTCGGGGGCGGCGTCGTCTGGATGAAGTTTAGGATCACGCCACCGAACTCCTCGCCAAAGAACGCCCGCCCCAGATGCTTCATGCCGATGAACTGCCCGTGCAGCGAGTACCCGGCCACGCTGTCGCCCTTCATCATGCCCGTCGTCTTGTGGTCCCAGAACCACACCTTGCCGGACGCGTCCCGCGTCACGAGATCCACGCGCGGGGAGTACAGGATCGGCGTCCCGTGCAGCGGGTGCCCCGGTGCGTCGATGTCGCCCAGTTCCGCACGCCACACTTCTTCCACCGCGACGACTGCATGAGGCTCGTCACCCCACCATGCCCGGTAGTAGTCGTACGTCTTGACGGCCAGAGCCACCTGATCCTCGCCGTACTCGCCTGCGGTGACGCCTTCACGCGCAGCCTCGTACGGGTCGAACCACTGATCGGGATCTTCCCCCATCTGCTGGGCCTGAAGGCGCCGGTAATGGTGGGCAAGCACCAGATGCACCGCCCGGCCACGCGCCTGAGCCTCCGATCCGCCCCCCGGCACCCGTGTTTCCTGCGCGTGGCTGCCCTTCCGCATGTACTTGAACGCGTACAGGGACGGGCAGTGCAAGAACGCGCTGTACGGGGACCACCCGAACTCGCTGGGACCGGCATTCAGCAGGATCTTCGACAAACTGGCCTCTTAGTCCTCGCTCCCTATCACGATGTCAGACAGATCGAGGCCAGAAAGCACGGCGGCAACCTCGTCCAGCAGTTCGTCCTTGTTCTCGGTGCCAACAAGGCTCGTTCGGAGCGCCGCCACGTCGTTGTCCCCCGTCAACTGCGCCACGGACGGCAGTTTCGTCAGCAGCATCTCGGCCACGCGCTCGTCAACCGTGTCCTCCGCGATGACGTACTGGATCAGGACGGGCCGACTCTGCCCAAGACGGGCCACACGGCCCTCGTACTGCATGATCTGACCCGGAGTCCACGGCAACATGGCCATGATCAGCAGATCCGCGTCCTGAAGGTTCAGGCTTTCCCCGATGGAGTCACCCGTGGCGACCAGAATGGCCGGTCCATCGGCCTTCAGCCACGCCTGACAGTAGGCATCACGGTCCTCTGGGCTGTCGTCACCGTGCGTAGCCCAGATCTGGGCGGCTTCGGGCAGGGTTTTGCGCGCTTCGGCACCCAGAACGTCGACATCGTGGCGCCGGCCCGTCAGAACGACCACCTTGTGCCGGGCTTCGGCGGCATCGGACAGGGCATCCAGCATCCACTTCCGCTTCCGGGACGCCGCTTCGGCCAGTTTCACCTCCAGCGTGGCCTCCTTGCCCTCTTTCTGGGCCTTCTGGAGCGCCCGCGTCCAACTCCCGGCGGCCTTGTTCTGCTCCGCGACGGGCAGAAACACGCACTGACGCCGCTTCGGGGGCAACATGGCGCTCACTTCCTCCGGTTGCACCCGATGCACCACGTACCGGAGGCGAAACTCCAGTTCTTCGAGGTTGCTGCTGCCCTTGTCGTCCATGCCGCCGAAGGTTCCGGGCCTCGCGGCGCAGTACCGAGTCGCCCAGTCCCAGTATTTGCCCCACGTTCCCGGCTCCACGAGGTCCAGTTGCGCCCACAGATCGCGCACCCGGTCCTTGATCGGGGTCGCCGTGAGCGCCAGACGGAACAGGACGAGGCGCGAGAGGTCCGAAGCACTGGCCGCGATGTTCTCCAACTTCTGGAAGTCCAGTGTCCCGTCCTCGTTCGGGACCGCCTTCCACCGCTTGTGGCTCTTGGAGCGGTGGATCTCGTCGTACGCCACGGTGTGCGGCCGGAGGATGGCGAGGTCCGGCATCGCGGCCGGAAGGCTCTCCCACGACACGATGACGAACGGGCGCGGGGTGCGCTTCTGGTAGTCGTCCAGCGACTCGTGCTTCTTCTTGCGGAGGCTCGGCGGCAGCCACACGTGCGGCTCGACCGTCGTCCGGGCACGGATCTCGCGGTACCACGTGAACAGCGCCGCGCTCCGGGTTACCACCACGTGCGGCCCGCTGTGAGAAAGAGACCATAGAACGCCGGCAATTGTCTTGCCGCTGCCGCACGGCCACCACATGTGCTGCCCCTGCCGGGACACGGCACGGGTCAGCCCGTCCAGTTGGTACTCCGTCAGGAGCGCGGGGATGTCGGACTTGACCACTCCCTGCTCCACGAGACGGGCCAGCCGCTGCGGGAACGCCAGCACCTGACGAGAGGGTGGCGACTTCTGCCATTCGAACCGGATCCCGGCCTCCGCCAGCCGATCCTGAAGCACGTGCACCCCGTGATCTGGTACGGTGATTTCTACCCGCCCGCCCCGGTCAAGAACCTTCGCGCCGGGTACGAGTACCTTCGCCGCCTTGATGAACTCGCTGTCCGCCGCCTTCGGCCAAACGCTCGCCGTGTACTGCATCGCTGTCGTTCTCCGTCACGAAGTCTTACACGCTGGGTTGCCGTTTGCAAGACGGCGAGGATAGTCATCGAAGGCGGGGCACCGTTCACTTCTTCCCGCCCCCGTAGGAGCACATGGAAACCGTCACCGAAGCCGAGATCGCTGAACTTGTCGACGCACTTCCCGACGAGAGTTGGCTGAAGCAGTACCTTTACTACGCGGTCCGTCAGTCGGACGCGTCCCTCGCCTACCACGTGGGCGTCGGTCTGGGCGTCCTCGCGGCCGTCTCGCCCGCGAACCTGAGCATCGACACGCTGCCCGGCGGCAAGGTCAGCGGCAACCTCTGGGTGCTGATCGTCGGGCGCCCCGCCGTCGACCACAAGAGCACGTCGATCCGTGTCGGCCGCGAACTGCTGGCGTGGGCGAACCCGCTTTGCATCGGAGAGGATCCCGCCTCGTACGAGGGTCTGCTGGAGTCGCTGGGCCAGCAGCCCAGCCAACTTCTCGTCATGGGCGAGTTCGGTGACTTCCTCTCCAAGACGGAGGGCGGCTCGAACAACTACATGTCGAAGATCAAGGCGGGCCTCACGCGCATCTTCGACGGCGACCCCATCGAACGCCGCCTCGCCAAGCGCACGGTCCGCATCCCGCAGCCCCGGCTCAGCATCCTCGCCGCCGTCAACCCGTCGTTCCTTGAGACGCACGCCGAGATGCAGGACTGGGAAGGCGGCTTCATGTCGCGCTGGATGCTGGTCCACGCGCACCGTGAGCGCGAACTGTTCGCCGCTTCCCCCGACGACGCGCGCCGCGACTGGCTCGTTCAGTGGCTCGTGAACGCCGGCAACTCACAGGTCGGCCGCTGCATGGGGCTGGACGCCGGAGCCGCGCAACTCTGGTACGACTGGAGCAAGGATCTGGCCTCCCGGCTGGAGAAGGATCAGTCGCTTGCCCGCGTTGCTGCCCACGGCCGCACCGCCACGCACGCCGCCAAGGTCGCCCTGCTCGCCTCGTTCGACTACGGGGCAGCCCGGACCAGCGGCCAGTGGGTCATCACGGAGGACGCCCTGCGCTTCGCCATCGGACTGGCGGAACTGCACTACCGTTCGGCCATGGGCCTTGCGGAACTGGCGTGCGCCGGACGCGACATGCGTGAACGCCGCAACGTGCTGAAGGTCATCGGCACCGACTGGACCTCCTACGGTCAGGTGCTGCGTGGTGCCGAACTGCTGCGCTCCCGTTGCGACCGCATCATCGAGACGCTGGTGGAGGAGGGCGTCATCGAGTCCCACCTGATTGGGTCCAAGATGCACTTCCGCCGTCGTCAGGACGACACCGTAGACGAGCCGGAGTGGGCCAGCAACGTGTCGGACCTTCTGCGTGTCGCGCGCGGACTTGCGGCGGACCCCGACGAGATGAATTAGAGGGGTGGCGCCACCGGGATTTTCCGGTGGCACCGTTCTCCACGGACAGAGGCCCGGTAGTCACCTACCGGGCCTTCTTGTTTCTACTTCACGCGTAGGCGTCGGTCACGGCGCGCACTCCCTGACGGTCGTCACGAGGGCAAAGCACCACAGCGCCACGTAGACGCCGCACCAGAAGTCATCTTCGGTCATGGCTCCTCCTCGCGGCGGCGCTCGCCACAGACCTCGATCTCATGAGACGGAACCCACGCGAGGATCGTCGCGCCGTTGGTGAAGTCGTCGCGTGTCTCAGCCCCGTTGTCCACGCGGGCTTCCCACCGCGTCGTTTTGGGGTGGTAGAACGTGTGCTCCGCAACGTCGCGCACCCAGCCCTCGACCCAGCGTTCGCGTTGGTGGTCCGTCGTGAAGCGCACCCGCGCGCCGATAGAGACGGCTGCTCCGTTTCGGTCGGTCATGGCTTCTCCTCGCGGCGGTGCTCGCCGCGCTCGATGGTCATCGGGACACCGTATTGCGGCGGGTGAGTTCGCGCTGGAGGTACCAGATGGCCTTGCGGAGATCGGCTTCCGGGGTGCCCTTGTGGTCGGCACGGGCGAGGTACTTCAGCGCGTTGCCCATGTTGAAGTTAAGCGACCAGTCCTCGATGACGGTGATGGCCTCAATGGTGCCATGGTTGTAGTGGCTGGGGTGGTCGACGGGGATGGCGCCGCCAGCAAGCGTAATGGCCCGGTCGGGGACGGGCTGGGGGGGCGGGGCGATGTGGTCGAGGAAGTGGTACGGGCAAAGGGTGCCGGGGACATGCACGGGCCGGCGGCACAGCGCCGGGCGCCCCGTAAGGAGAATTGGCGCCCCGCAGCGGTGCTTGACGGTGTA